CCTGGAAAAAGTAATATTGTTGTTCTCTCTACTAAATCATTATCATTACCTGCTACATATGAAAATCTAGCAGACTCTATCAGTGCTCTCTGAATAGTTTTGAAGGGTTTTGTTAATGAATTACCTTGATTATCAATTGCGTCTGTTGAATCAAGATCATTTGGATTTACATAAAGGATACGACCCTCTGTATTCTTTATAAAATTCTCTAACTTATTAAGAGGCATCTTTTTTAACTACAATAAAATGTGATCGATTAGACCAAGCATACTAGGTCTATTTAGCTTGTTCATCCTCCCAATCGATATGAATATCGATGTCGTCTGGTAATTCTTCTGGGTTTTCTAAGTCCACATAGAATAAACAAGGATGTAATTCTTCTTCAACAAGATAAGAATAATATTGATACATATCATCATCATTAAATGTTCGTGACTCATCCGCTTCCCTTATTAAATCTGCGTCTCTTAGATGTCCGTCAGGTAGTTCATCAAAAGTGAATGGCATACCATTGATAAAGTACATCTTGACGATCATACTACCACCACGAAACCAGCAACACTTAGTAGATATCTTATACTTCATAATAAAATACTGAATGTTTTATTTATCAGTGGTCAAGGCTAATTCTTTGTAAACAACCATACAAGGGTTAATCATTTGATCACAAACTTCTAACACCCTCATAAATTCATCTGTGTTTTCACACGCAATTATTTTATGATCTCCCTTATCACTTTTTAATTTGAAGGTTTTAGCACAAATGTCTACTTCAACCTCGTAAATGAACTCATCCATAGAAACATTTTTTTACCATCATAGCATATGTATGAAAAATGTCAATTTGAAGGAGATGCATGTATCCAACCGTTGCATAGATATTTTTTCACTTTTGGAGGATACCCACGATGAAGAAAAGTCCAAGTCGCTGGAAAAAATATTAGTCTTCCACTCACAGGTTGTATTCTAGTTCCGTCAGCAAACTCTGTATAACCTTCGTCTTTCTCATCAATTGTATTCAGATACCACATAAAAGTAAAAATTCTTGATGCAACAGGTTCTGAAGACATTGACCAATCGTGATGCCAATGATAACATCCACCTGGTTCATACTTTTGAACTTTATAACCTGTGTCATTTGTACCAAATGTTGGATTAGGGTAACTTTTACAACAATCATTTAAATTTGAAAGATATTCAATGTACTCATTTAATCCAACTTTAAGTGATTCAAAAAATATTTTATCTTCCTCTTCCCATCCTGCGGTTACTGATATATGAATATCTTTTGTATCTTTTATACTCTTATCGACTCTTTGATTGGTGTCTTTACCAATGATACCATCTCTCTGTCTCGGATCTTCATCAAACTTTTTTATCACCCCATCACAAAAAGACTTTGGCAATGAATTGTCTTTGACAAATATAAAATCTTTTATTAAACCCTTTGGTTTATCAAGTATATCCATAAAAAAAATAAAATCATTTATATTATATCATGATTTCATAATATAGCAAAGGGCATAATATGGAGGTAAGTTTGCATTATTAGACGATGAACCTTGAGTATTAGTTTGTGGACTTGCAGAACCAGAAGAACCACTTACTGAGTGAGTATGAGCACCATTACTGCCTGTTGTAGATGAAGATAGATTAGGATAGATTGTTGCATTACCCTCATCATTATCCAATGATGTGCTACTAAAATGAGCACTAAATGAATGGGTGTGAGCACCATTAGATGCTGCTGAATATGTACCTGCACCGTGAGTATGACTATCAACAGTGTGTGAGTGAGATACTAGAGTAGCATTTTTAGAACCACCAGTGTCTCCTATACCAAAATCACCATCATTATTATCAAAACAAGCAACAAACCTACCTCTTAAGTCTGGAGTACCATTAGAACCATTACAAAGATACCACCCACTGGGAATATTACCTGAATTACCACTCCAAATAATTATACCACCAGAAGGAATTGCTGCTGTAATTGCACCAACTTCACCTTTCTGACCTTTATCATTTAATTCACCTTTCTGACCCTTCGCTCCAACACCAACTTCTCCTTTCTGTCCCTTCTCTCCTTTCTGACCTTTATCACCTCCACCACCAGAGAGACCTTGTTCACCCTTCGTGCCCTTTTCTCCTTTTTCACCTTTCTGACCTTTTTGTCCTACCTCACCTTTCTGACCTTTTTCTCCTTTTTCTCCTTTTTGCCCCTTCTCTCCTTTCTCTCCTTTTTGTCCTTTTTCTCCTTTCTCACCTTTTAAAGCAGCAGATGATGTTACAGAAACCCATTGAGCACTATTACCGTCATTATAATATACATGTAAATCTGAATCATCACTATCCCACCACATATCTCCTTGTACAGGAGCGGGTGATGTTGGTGGACTTACACCAATACTAACTGATGATCCTGCCCCTTTATCTCCCTTTGTACCTGCAGATCCCTCACCTTTTTGTCCTTTCTGACCTTCATCACCTTTCTGACCTTCTTCACCTTTTTGCCCTTTATTTCCCTCAGAACCATCTGACCCCTTTGGTCCTGCATCTCCTTTTTGTCCCTTATTACCTTGTGCTTCAACATCACCCTTTTCACCCTTCTGTCCTTTTTCTCCTGTATCTCCAGTTAATCCAACCTCTCCTTTTTGTCCTTTTGAACCAGGTTCTCCCTTTGCACCAGGATCTGGAATACGTGCCCAAGCATATCCATTGTACCTCCAAGAGGCACCTCCTTCTGAATGTACGTCACCACTATTAGGACTGTTAGGAAAATTTACTGCCATATTAAGATGGTTTCGTAGGGAAAGTTGCGTTCTCTGGATCTGATTCTGTTGCTGGCAAATCCCTTAAATTTTGTCGGTAAGTTTTCCACTCAGTTTTCTTTGAATCAGTTAAAGGTGAATCTGTGAACTGTGTCCAATCACTTTCCTTCAATAAAATATCCCTCATATGTCGTAGAGCACTAACATAATCAGTTCCAAAATTTTCCTTTATTGAAGAATAATCAGTATCCATTTATATGTTGTTTCTAGATATTTATACTATAGAAAAATATTTGTTTGATCATTACTAGCCAACCATCCAGTTGCAATATATTTTGATTTATATGGTGGATTTCCTCTATGAAGGTGAGTAAAAGAACCAGGAAAAATCAATACTCTACCTGCTTTTGGTTTTATCTTCTTTTTTTGATATAGAAACTCTGTTTCACCACTATCATCCAGATCATTAAAATATACCGTCCAAACTAATGTTCTATTTGCACACGCAATATTATTTGACTCTGAGTGCCAATCATGGTATCCCTCTGTTGGGTTTGTTTTTTGTAATAAACAAGTGGTGCTATGAAAATGAAAATTTTTCAGAAATGGATACCATTCAAAATATTGTTCACAACAAGATCTTACCGCACACATAATATGCTCAGATATCATAGGATTGAATGCTGCAATATCTAATTGAGCATCCTTTACACTTGTATTGCTTCTTGGGATAATTTGAGTTGACTCATCTAACATTTTAATAATAAGATCATTAAAATCATCTAATATCACGTTATCCCATACTCCGATAAAGTCTTCATTTAAGAAAACTTCTGGAGGATTGATTGATTGATTAAACATAATAAAAATTAAAGTTCAGTGTTTCCTTCCAATTTATTAATTGGTTCTTCGATTGTTTTCATACTAATTGTTTGTGATATTCTACTCAGAGTTTCATTTCTAAATGACTCTACAGCAGCACCTGTTTGTCGTTGTTGTTGAGAATTTTCAATTAATAAAGTTGGTATCCAATTTACAGCACACCCCCATTCATCTATCTCCTGACCAGTTTGAGGATGAGTTCCTCTAATCTGAGTAAACCAAGAGCATTTCAATCCCAGACAATCCTCACCTATAAGTGGGCAAAATTTTCCCTGTTCAAGTTTCATAATTAATTCTTCTGAGCTATTATAACATCTGTATATAAAACATTCAAGTTAAAGCTAGGATGTGTTAATCCGTGGTTGTGAGCACCGCCACTACCTACAGATGATGTTCTACCAACGTTTGATACAGAACCAGAGGCAGATATATTATAAGACTCATATAAATTACCTGCACCAGAACCACTACCTGGATAATTATTAGAACTCATATTAGAACCATTACGCAACTGACCGTGATTTCCAGATCTAAATGCAAAGTGATAGTGACTTGGTATTTGTGACGATGTTAGAGTATGGTTCTGAACTATACCACCACTAGTAGTCACTGTGCTATTAAGAACACCTGTAAAAGAATTACCACCACCATTAGTTACACTTCCAGATACAATTCTCAATGCCCGATTATTAAGAGAAG